TCTGTTTGTATCAGGTTCAGCCATCTCTTTAAGATAAACAGAAATTGTTGTAGGGTTGCCATCTTTATCTAATCTAAAATTAGGATCATAAAAGCCGCTATCTGTATTACCTAATTCAGCCGGCTTGCCAGGTAAAGTACCAACAATAACCATCTCTTGCATAAGGCCACTACCATCTCTAAAATATCCCCACACCCACGCACCTTCTACAATGAAAGATGGTGACTGGCCAAGACCAGATATGCCTGCTGATGTAGTTGGTAGTAGAACAGACGCCCAAGGTAAATCACTAGAGGCGATTTTGTTTTTATCTGCGCTGTGTATGCCAAGACAACGTACTCGTAGCCTGCCTAGTTTCTGCGGATCAAAACGATCCTCTACAACCCCTACGAAATGTTTAAATTCTGAAAATCCTAAGAAGGCCATTTAATTCCTACCGATATATGTTTATTTTTAATCACTACGCTATATGTCATTTTTAACTATTTAATTCTTTCCTACGCAACTCTCTATTAATCTCTTGTGCGTCTGTATTATCTATATAACAATCATTATAACCCATAGAAGCCTTTGATATATCTACTCTATTTACTTTCTTGCCGAGCCAGGCAGTCGCTAGACTGACTTTATCTCCTAGTGTTGTCCATATGCTGTGTGTGCCTTTGTAAAACTTGTGGTATCTGTTGTAATAGTATATACAGTCATACTTATAGAGAGCGTCCTCTATTAGTCTATTAAATCTGTCTTTACATCTATTGCTAATGTCTTTAATCTGCGTTTTTATATTCATTTTATTATCTTTGCTCAGTTAATTGTTTTCTCTCATATTGTGGCATATGGCCTGCTATAGTCTTTAGTCAAAAAAAATTCTGACTCTTAGCAGCTCTAAGCCATTACATCATTGTGCGTTTCTTGGTTTGCCTCGTTTATTAATGCCTCGTCTAATTGATATTGTAGATATGTTATACTATCTAGGTTTTCTCTATTTGTAAATGTATCTATATTTTCTTCTGGATATGCCACTCTTACTGCGTCTTTCACACACTCTAAATTCATTGTGTGCATATCTTTTGCCGTATTAATATTGTGATGTATTCTTCTTATTAGATAACGGCCACTCATATATGGGTCAATGTCCATAGGATTATCTCTTTTTACTGGTTCATAACTAGGTACTTCAAAACTGCATAAATCCCCTACTGAAATGCCTGTGAAACCTTTACAATCTAATCCTATGCTCTGACTTCTAAATGATAGTTTCTGTGCCATATTAGCAGGATATATTCGTTCACCATCTGGTCCTTCATAATCGTTTTGTATATTTTCTGTTGTAGATATTAAGTTCAATCGTCCTTCTGGTTTATCTGAAATCATTTTATTTTCTTTAAAGTTAAATAAAGGCAACTGCGATTTACTATCTACCTTACCACCTGATCCATCGTGTTCAGTATGAAATATAGTAGGAAAATATAAGTTGTAATCAAAGTCTATTTCGCTAAAAGTTTTGTTAAACATATCGTGGGTAACTGTTCTACTAGCATATACACCGTTAGATAAATTCTTTAACGTATCAAATTGATCTTTGATTGTATAACCATCAACCGTCTGCATTTCTTTTATTACATCTGTTTCTCCTGTACCACCTTTTACATTTCTAGGTTTCTGTTGAAACTTTGCTGATACAGGTCTTGCAACACCACCTATTGCCAACATATTCTCTAAACTTCTAAATCTAAAACCTGTGCTGTCTTCATAGAATAACATACCACTTGAATTATATTTTAGTGGTTCTGACATAGATGATAACCTAGCAATAGCATTCATAGGTTTAACTCTAGGCATAGCAAACTTGTGTAGACCTCTTGTTTCTTCTACAATTAAATTCTTTTTACTATCTAAATCAGTTCTCATTATGTCTGCAACCATAGTATCTACTGAACCTGTCATTGTTCTATTGACTCTTATCATTTCATTGTCAATCATTTCTCTACTGCAAAAATGAAGTACATATATTTGTGATCTAGGTGTCAAAGGCGTTCTATTACTGATTTTATAGATAAACATAGGGTGACCTGTAACACTAGTGAAATCGTAACCTCTACTCGTGCCTGGCGTATATAACTTAAATTCTATACGTTCATAGCCTGTCAAAGGTAAATGTGATATAACAGATTGACCGTCTGCGACTACTACACTTCCTGATAGACCTGCGCCGTCAAGTGTTTCGTATAAGTCTATTTCTAAAACTTGTGTTTTGATTGAGATGGATTTAGCATTCTTATTAGAACCATCTGCTGATTGATATGACACTAGGACAATATCATCTAGTAAGAATCTACCTGGTCTTGTAAGTTTATCTGTATCTATTGCTGAGTACATAATTATTCATTCATTAATCTTTCAAATTCTTCAATTAAGGCTGGTAAGAAAGACGGAGATATTAATTTTATTCTACTAATCTTATCTTGTTCTCTTTGTTCGTATTCTCTATTTGAAACTGCTTGTGCGCCTGGGTCTGTACTATTACATTCTATCAAGTGTGATTGATCTATTGAATCTTGTGGTCCACTAGATTGTACTCTTTCATAATGATGTATAGCGTCAGGTAATTCATATTTGTCATTTACAAAAGCCTCAAACGCCTGAAATGATAATGGCCAACCGTGTAGACCATCTGTTACATCATTTGTAATTAATATAATCCAATGTAAATCAGGACTACCAAAATGTCTTTCTGCAATAACTTCAGGTCTCTCACCATCAGAAACAAAGTATTCTGTTAAAAGACTTGCCTCGTTCTTAATTTTATCTCTTATCTTAATTCTTCTCCATAGGTCACTTACTAGTTTGTAGTTCTTTGTGCCAGGTATTATATATTGACCTTTAGGAAATCTTTCAAAATACATATTAATATCCTTTTGCGACCGTATCTTTTGTCATAATTTCTGTTTCACCAAATGTTAAGTTCATAGTAATTAAAGTAGGCGGTGCCCCTCTTTCGTCTGGTGTTAATGTTGATACAACTTGTTCAGGTGCATAATCTATTGTAGTATTTTTTAACACACAACGACTAATTCTAGGTAAGTATGAGTTCTCATTATCTCTATACATATAAGTTATTTGAAATTCTGATGGCACATTGAAGTAACCATTAGCACCACTTTGTTGTTCAGGCAACATATGAAATCTAAACAATTGTAATATCTTGTGTACACTATCTTTTTCTTTTTCATTTTTAGGTGCAAAAGTAAATGGAAAATTAAACTCTCTAAATGGTACTGATTTAAATACCGATTCTAAATTAGGATTCTTTGCCTGACCTTTAAACTTATCATATACACCTCTTGCGTTCTCAAAACCAGGTATTAATGAAGCAACACCGAAACCTGCCTCTTTAACTAATTCTTGTACTACACCAGTTGTGCCTTTTGCAGCTGCCTGTAATTTTGCCTTGAAACCTGTATCGTTTACTACACCACCAATACCTTGTGCTACATCACCTGCAAGACCTGTTTCTAGTGCCTCATAGTCAGCAGAATAACTATATTTCATTCCTTCAGGTGGCATATACAATATGACACTATCTGAAATATATGTATGTTTTGATTTTAATTTACTAAACATACCAGAGTTTACATCTCTAATTCTTTTTGTAGTACCTATACCTCGTCTTTTTATATTTGATAGGTTTCGTGTTGCACCACCAGCAGCAAAAAACGCTTTCTCACCACCTACAAAATTTTTTGCATTGTCTGTTAATAATCCGTTGTTGAAAGTATTTGTTTTAAATGATGACTCATTGTGCATAAGAATATCAAATATAACATAATGTCCATCACCCATATTACTTGTTTCTTGTGGATAATATACTGTACCGTAAGAGTAAGGATTCTCTTTTAAATGTGCTGTAGGACTATTATTACCTATCTCTAACGGAGATTTGTTTAATAGTTTAGCAGCGATTTTAGATGTCTGCCCTTGACTAGCAAAAGATGACATTATCTTATTACCTATTGCGCCTGCAATAGCATTACCTATTCTGCCTTTAATTACATTTGCTACTTTTGATGTCCAAGCCATTTATTTTATCCTTACTAAATATTGTTATAACTATTTATATGATATGAGTAAGTCTTTTAAAGGAATATATAAACCAACTAATCCTAAAAAATATGTTGGCAACCCAAATAACATAGTGTATCGTTCACTTTTAGAGCGTAAGTTTATGGTATATTGTGATAATAACCCAGGCATATTACATTGGGCAAGTGAAGAATTACCTATAAGATATTATAATCCTATTGACAAAAAATATCATAGATACTTTCCAGACTTCATACTAAAAACAGACAAAGGTAAAAAGATGTTGATTGAGATTAAACCTTCTCGTCAATGTGCTAGACCTAAACCACCTAAAA